TCAGTCTGCTGTTGGAAGGTTTCGAGTGCAGCATCATAGATGGCGTCGATGCGCTCATCAATAACTTTGTCGTCCTCGTCCTGCTCTTCGCCTTCAGGTGGTGCAACCATCTCGGCCAGCTCACCTTCGGTTACCTGATCGTACTCTTCCAGTTCCTGGCCGTCATCTTCGCGCTCAGTGTTGAACAGCTCGTCAAGAGGATTCAGGATTGGGTTTTCAGATTTCTGTTTCATTTTCGTACTCCCTTTGCGTTCCGCATTACAGAGCGATACAGCATCATGTCAACAGCAATACATTTGCCGCCGATCCATAGTTCGTGTTCCTTACCATCGTTGTAAATCTCAGATGTGGCTGTAGTAGCCAACTTGAATGGCTCACTATATGCTTTTGCCAATGTCTCTTTGAGTGTCTTTGCTTCCAGTCCCCACAGATCGCGTCGATCAAGCAACGCTTTAAAATCGCTGAGCAATTTGGGAAACGATGCGGCGGTGATATCATTGTCACCGTAAAAATAGTTCCAACGATAAATTGGTCGCGTCTGTGTACCCAGCGTCACTTCTGCACCGAATATATCTCGGTCCGGGCAGACGCCAATTGTTACGCCATCGTACGGAACGATTGCATACGGGACACCGTAGCCTCCCGCGTACTTACGATTCGCCCAGTTGGCACAAATGATCGATTTGCCGCGGCGCGGGTATTCTTTAGGCAACAGTGCATCCAGGATGACCGTGTAATGGTTAGATGTATTTGCTGACACCCGACCACCAGCCGCGCCGTGAATCAAACCATAACCCTTTTCAAATGGATTCATGCCACGAACGATTGGCAGTTGGCCGATCGCATCTTTACAATGCTTATTCAGTAGCTTCCAGACTTCCTCTTCAGCGAGATCGGTCTTGTACTGTTTGATTTCGCTGAGTATCATTCTGGAGAGTACCATCGAGATTGACCCAACATATTAGGATCAGGGTTCTCCATCATGTCTTTATAGACATTCATATTTATGACCACGCACTTGCCACCAATCCAAACCTCGCGACGCTTCTTGTCGTTGTAGACTTTGGATTCATCAGTGGTAGCCAGCTTAAACGGTTTCGTATAAGCTTTAATGAACTCCTGCTTAATGGTGCCTGGGTCAAGATCCGCAAGCCAATCAGAAATTCCGCTTTCTTTTGCCCGAAGTTTTTCAAGACGTTCCATCATTTCTTCAAAACTTAGTTTGTCATTGGCGACCGAATTACGCAGGTTGTAATTCCAATCCTCAATACTTTCATTGTATCCATTAACCTCAATTCGTGTGTCCCACATATCCGAGTCCGGGCAGACACCGATCTTCACCCCATCAAACGGAATGATCGCGAACAGCCTCCCACCATATGCAGCTGCATGACTACGGTTCGCCCAGTTGGCACAGATGATTGACCCACTGCGCTTTGGAAACTCTTTCGGCAGAACAGCATCGAGAATGACGGTGTAATAATTAGTTGTGTTGCGTGACTTACGCCCGCCAACCTCACCATGTAAAACTCCGAAGCCGCCATCGAACCCCTTCATACCACGGACGATTGGTGTTTCCAAATCCTTCAGTGCGTCTTTGCAATGCTTGTTGAGAAGTTCCCAGGCACCTTGGGCGTCTGTCTCAGTTTTATACTGGTCTTCTGCCAGATAGTCTTTGAATCTCATGTTGCAACTTTCTTGCCGGCCTTTGCCGCAGATGTTTTATAGATTGTTTTTTCAGTCACCACGCGGAACGTAGCACCTTGGGATTCAGCAAAGATCGCAGCAGCTTTCCATTTTGCCTGGTTCACTGCGTACATCATCTTGTCCCGCTCGGACATGCCAGGTGTAAGCACTGACTCACGATACGGTTTGACCTCGATGATTTCTTTCTTGATGGCACCGTTCGCATCACGGTACAGCATGATAAAGTCTGGATAGTAGCGGGATACTTTCGGCCGGCCATTCGGATCGAGCTTGATTGGGTTTACGTACGGGATCGCCAGCTCTTCAGAACCCCAGCGGAGCACTGCATTGTTCTGATCGAGCCATTTCATAAATGTCACTTCCCAACTGGACCTGAACATAATGTTGTGCACGTTGCCCACATACTTCTGTGGATTCTTCGGCATGAACCTACCGTGCATTGATCGTTTTGTACCTGCCATTAATCATCTCCCGAATTAAAGCCAGGTAATGAACTGTCAAATGGCACTGGTGACGAAGTCACAACAGCTTCCACAGAAGGTCTACCGGCAACATCTGAGTCCAGCACTGTTGTAACACCTGCAGGCGAAATGCTTGGTGCTTTAATCACGTTCATGTTTGTGAACGCTGCACCGGCCTGATTAACAAATCCTACGCCACCGCTTATGAATCCTGCACCGAGATTACGCGAAGCAGCACCAACCAAGCCGCCAAGAATATTGGATGCTTGGCTACCAATGAGAGAAGCGAAACGACCGTTGCCAGCTATTGATTGCACCGTCCTGTTGATTGCAGATGATGTAATCTTCTGGGTAGCTCGGCCAAGTTGATTTGTGATGATGTTCGCGAATGGGTTGCCACCACCTTGCGGGTTGACACCGCGACCGGTTGGTGAAAAATCTACCGGAGCACCGTTGATACCTGGTGTGGTGATGTTATAGAACGGGCCGTCTGGACCCTGCAACGGGCCGACCTGAACAATTTCCATCCAGTCATAGTCGAACTGCATGGTAACCAGGTTGGCGTCAGAACCTTCGTGTGAGAGGTCATCCAAGTCAAATGAGACCAGACGCGCATTCAGAAAGTCAAAGATTGTTTCCTCAACTGCGGCGCCAAGTTGTGAACCCGGGTTCACATACATTTGCTTGACACGAATTGTTTGGATGACGTTACCAACTTCAGACGTGAGTGTGCCGCGGATTGCTGTGTCATTCGATTTGGCATCGTTGATCGCCGAGAAGTTCATACCGTTACCTTCTTGGATGGACAACGAATCCGGAATGCCGGTAGAACCTTCGCGGCGCAATTGACGACGCGTGATAGGTGAATGAATCATCATGATCGCGCGGAAGAAGTTCATCACCCGGTTTCCAGTATCATCCATGAATGTCAACGTCAGTTCGCGGTGGCGAATCTTCTTGAGTACCTTCGTTCGGAAGTTGTACATGTTGATGTCGTCTTCATACTCGAAGTCGATTTTCGGGCGGTCGACCGACTTGACCATGAAGGTGAAGTCTTGCGACGCCAAGTTCGGATAAGCTGCCTTTGCTTCGGCAGTAAAGACAAACTCGACCTTGAAGAGGAACTTGAGCTTCGGGCGATAGCTTGTACCACCAGCCAGTGCCGCAGCATAGGATGAAGAATAGAATGATCCGTCGTTCCTATTAGAAGACGAGCTTGGCGGATTTGGGACACCCAACAATGGGCCCAACGTTCCGCGCGAGAATTCTTCTACAGCAGCACCAAACTTATCTGAAGCTTGACGCTCGAGTGCAATTTTGGTACTCTTTAGAATTGGGCTAATATCTGACATGTTTTGCATCCACAATAGTGATTCCTCTATTTATGGGTATCGGCCAACAAACTTGTGTGCATAGTCGCGAAATGCAGGTATAATTCTTCTATCAACTCAGGAGACACAAATGGCAAATGTTGCAGACACTATCTTGGAACAACTCGGCGGTAACAAGTTTCGTGCCATGACTGGTGCAAAGAACTTCTTGTCCTACGGTCCTGAGAATGCATTGTCGTTCCGTCTGCCAGCGAATTTATCCAAGGACAAAATCAACTATGTGAAGATTACGTTGGGCAGCAACGATCTCTATACCGTGGACTTCAAATATATCCGTGGGGTGAAGGTCACGGATATCAGTAAGCATTATGCTGTTTGCTGCGACGAGCTGCAAGAACTGTTCACCGAAGCAACTAGTCTTGCTACCCATCTGTAAGGATAATCATGAGCATCTTCGCCCGCGCCTTGAAGTTAGAAATTGTAAAAGCTGACCGCGAATCCCAGAAGCAACACCGGGAAGAAAAAGAAGAACAAGCTGTCATGAAGGAACAGTTTCACGCCGAACAGATCGATGTTGGCTTTCGTGAAGAAGTGATTGCCGAACTGGTCGCAAGTGGATTTGCTCCACACGTGGCTGCGAACCTGACCGACACACCTGCCAAGTTGATGGCGAAAGCCCGCGAGATCGAGTACATCTAATAAAAATGGCCCCGAAGGGCCATTGAACTTTAAGCGTGGTAGCTTACGTAGTGACGTTGCCGCCGAGAGCCGTGCCGTAACCTTGGCCAGATTCTGTTTTGCGAGCATGGTCGTAACGAATTGACAGAGTGACTGTTGCTGCTTCGGACGCTGAGTAATCGCGATCACCGAAGTCGGCGTTGACGATGTAGCAACCTTCGAGAATCCATGAGGATGTAACACCTTCGTCACCGTCAAGTTGATCGATGCGAATGCCGAATTTGTAGTCAGAACCAGTAGCAGCAGTGTTCAACCAACGGCCGTCGAGATCGGAGCCGATGATACGCTGTTGAGTTTCCATCTGTGCTTCGATGACGCGAGTGGCGAGTCCACCGAGGTCGTCTTCAAACGTAACAGAGATTGGTTCCCAGCTGTGTTTACCAGCGATATACGCTGTCGAGTTGTAGCGGTGCAGGGTTACTTCTTCCCATGTAATGTTCGGCATCGTGACAGTAGTCACTTGCATAGTCAGGTTACGAGAATTGGCACCAGGAATCAGTTGACCGATGTTCTGGAAGATGATACGGAATTTGTTCTTGAGACGTGGGTGCAGAATACCTGCGCCTGCACCGGGAATTCCGAAATTTGAAAGTGTGGCCAAGGTTTTCTCCTTTTGTATTGGATGAGCTTTTCAGAAACTATTTATGGATTAGCATCAAAAAATGGGCTAAACTTTTGAGGGGCCCAATGAAAAAGGACCCGAAGGTCCCTTTGTT